ACCAGAGATGATGTTGTTTCCATACATGAGTGAACCAGCGACTGGTTCGCGAATGCCGTCAATGTCCACGGGGGGAGCAGCAACGAATGCAACGATAAAGCAAATTGTAGCAGCAAGCAGGGTTGGAATCATGAGGACTCCGAACCAACCGACATACAGACGGTTGTTGGTGCTTGTGACCCACTCGCAGAAATCATTCCACGGGGATGTTTGTTGTCTTGAAAGAGTTGTAGCCATTGTAATTGAAAGAAAGTAAGATCATCAGGGAAATGATGGTTTTACTATTTCCTAGACACCCTAAGTCCAGGATATGAAAGACGTTTTTATACACCCTATAGGTCTTGGTTTGAGGGGTGTTACGAACAGTTAAGAAATGTGTTGGTTCCTTAACTTGCTGACTTATTTATAATAACCCAAAACTAAGGATCTGTCAACCATCAATCACTAAATACTTTTAGTATTTAAAAATAATCCAATGAAAAAGGCAGCAATGCTTTTTGCAATGTTATTGGTGGCAGCGCCGGCAAGTGCTGATATTACTACAAAATTTTCTTCTAGTGTCCAATTAACCGTTGATGCTGCTGCATCTCAGGCAACTAGAATCGGTTCAACTTATTCCTCAAGTGGAAGTAATGTTACAGCAACTTTAGGTGGTCTTACAGCACCTTCTGGAAGTGCTGCAGCAACCTTTTCTTCAGGAACATATGCTCAAACAACAGACGGAAACGCTTTCAATTTTTCAGAAAGTTTCATCTCTGGAGATGCTGTACCAAGCAATACCACAATCACAAGTGGTGTCGCACCCTCCCTTCCGGCATTTGGAACTGTCACCACGACAGCTGGCGGCGTTGCTGGTTCTTTGGACGGTACTGTCGATTCTAGTCATACCCTTGGACTGACAGCAGGTGGTGCTGGAACCAGTGCTACTGGACAATTTGTCTCAGAAATTACTGTTAAATGAGCGGGGTAAATAGTGATGAATATGATTCGTTGGTCTGTGATGTCTGTGGTGGGTGCAAGCTTCACACTTGCTCCTGCCCTGGCGGTTCCTGTGGTCCCGAACTTCACTCAGGGCTCAATGACGAGTCACACGGAGACGACTCAAAAAATAACTGAGACTATTAATTCAATGGACTATAGTACTGGATATCAGTACTCTGCAACTGGTTCTGGTATTACTGTAGGTGGAAACTTATCTCCAGGAACAGGTGCTTCTAATGTAACTATAGATGGAGTGACATCATCATGGACAGGAGTAACGAGCAAACCATCGTTCCAACAAACGACACCAGGAGCAGCGTTTCAATTCACAGAAACTTATTCTGGACCAGGGCTTCAAAATCATACAATTATTCAAAGAGAAACCGAGGTTACAAGCATAACCGATACCACAAGTATCTTCTCGCAGTAACATTATTATTTGCTAATCCTTCTTATGCTGAAACTATTGGTGGTGTGTCTGCTACTGCTTCTCCTGTGGCTAATAGTTCAGGCTCCGTTACAAACCAGGCTATACAAGTCCTTCAGGGACCATATATTACAAACACCTACGGAGGTGGTATACAATGTCAGGGTCCCACTCGCAATTTCACACCGTATGTGACAGGAAGTGCGTCTGCTTCCAAACCTTTTGAAGGTTATTATGATGACCCAGTATATGATATTAGTGATCTCAATGAAGATGGTATGATCGATAATCCAGGTGATATTTTATTTCATAAAAGAACAAGAACTGGTCAAAAAGATAATTATAGTTTAGGTATGGGTTTCTCCATGACATGGAGTACACCTACAGACAAAAAGTTACAAGATCTTTGTAAGAAAGCAGCAACTACACAGATTCAATTAACAGAACAACTAACTGCCAATAAAAGATTAGACTTTGAGATTGCGAGACTTAAGAATTGTGGCGAATTAATGAAAGCAGGTATAATGTTTGCTCCAGGAACAAAGTATGCTTCTATATGTGCAGATGTTTTGGTGGTAGGTAAGAACGTAATCACACCTCATATTCATTCTATCCCTTCGGTTTCAGTGCCGACTTCAATACCCGTATTGCCTTTGTCCTCTCGCGCTGAAGATCTTGGCGCTCCTTTAGAGACAAAATAGGAACTGACTTACCTCTAATCGCAGCAATCTTTTTAATAACTTTCTTAACCGTTGGTTTGACTACTTTCAATAGTAGGTCTGCCAGCGGTTTTGCTAATAGTGCTGATGTTGTAGCGACGACAGCAATACCACCTACCTGCATTACCTGTCCACCACTAGGTAAACCAGCAACAACTTGTGTTGGAAGTCCTACTGCTTCGGTAATCTGTACACATTCATTACCAAACAGTTTGTATTCAATAACTTTCTTTCTATATCCTTCTACGAATGTACCAACAGGTTCCTTTGCTTCCTGTGCTGGTGTCGGACATTCTACGACAGCAGTAGCAACAGGTGGTGTGTTTACTTCTGGTGTTGGTGGTACTTCTGGTGCTTTAGGTGGGTCCACCTTAGGCAGTTGCTGAGGTGGACCTGTAAATCTCATCTGGTCAGGTTTATAATCCAAAGGATTAAAGTTAGGCATACCAGAATCGCAGTACGTGACCATACCGTTTTCATCATCAACCCCTATAGTATTTGAGTTATTATTAGATTCATGTGCTTCTACACATCCAGGAACGTTTATAATAGGTAATCCTATGTTCACAACTACAGGAGGTGTAGATGGTATTGAATGTGAAGTCGAATTTAAAACATCAATTATTGGTGGAATGTTTAAATTTCTTACCTGAATGTTCTTTGGAGAAATATCTGAAATTTCCATCAATTACACTAAGTTACTCTACTAATGTCCCAAACGATCTACGAATGACACGAAGTGCTTCAAGATTCATATCTTTGGTGCCTCCATCATAAGCGTGAGCATATCCTTCTGTAATCATTTGCTCATTCAATGATACTTCTGCGTCTCCAATATACAACCAACCAAGAAGACGACCATACTTACCTTGACCACCAACTAATTCAGTTCTGACAGACAATTCATCTTCACCAGCAATAGCACCTTCTAACTTTTCTTTCATCCAGTTGGTTGCATCTAATCCCAGAGCCTTCTCCTCAAGATTTCTCGTTCTCTTCTCTGGTGTATCAACGCCTGCAACTCTAACTCTTTCTTTCTTGTATAGATCAAACCCGAGGTCGATAGTAACGTCAATAGTATCGCCGTCAAGAACACGATTAATCTCCGTTACTCTGAAGTTGTAGCAGCTCTTCCTGCTCGGTGGTGTCATTGCTCCCATCTTCTAACTCTGCAAATGCTTCTCTTAGTATGTATATGACATAACCTAGTGCCAATCCAACAGCAATGATTACCAATATAATCACTGACCACACAGGATCCGCAACATTATCTAGAGGACGCAATACTAAATTCACAATCTATTACCTCTCTTTGGAGATGGTATGAGTTGGTATGCCATCTTATCTCTCAATTTATTGATACGTTCTTCATTATATTGCTTAAAGTTTCCACGTTTCTCAACTTTTTTATAGTAATGCAATGCATTGAGAATGATTGCATAGTCTTCCATATCCAATTCAAAATTCATGGGTTCCTCGGATCAATTCCTAAATCGTTTAAATACTCTATCCACCAGTCTTGGTCTTTCATATATCTCCAATTGGGAACTTCTTCTCCACGTTCCACAACATAGTATTCATATAGAGCATCATCGATAGTCTGTGCGATCTGTAAATTCCTCTTCCTCTTCATCAACGTCCGCATATGGATTTTCCACATAGGGTCCTCGTTTTCGCAGAGGTTCTTTTCCGACATAAGAGTTTTCAGAATTTACAGCTTCTACCCATACTAATAGTTTCATTACTATAAAAATAATAACCAGTGGTGTGAAGCAACCGATTAAAATTACTGGATTCATTTATGACTCCTATTGAAAGGTTCCCAGTGTTCCCACCCATATTTATGAACTGCCCACATTCCTATGACAGGAACAAACACCAATATAGTTGAGAGAAACCCTAATCCATATGGGTTGTTTAATACAACTCCACAAAACCTAGCAAACTGTAACATTATTCTTGTAAGAGTGAAAGGACAAAAAGAAATAAACCGAATAAAGAATAAAATATTATGAAGGTAATGACCATGTTTTCCATAGTTCTAAAAAGTAACGATCAACTTGATATAAGTCTTTAGCAGGTGGCATTTCATCAATATTTTCAGACCACTCTCTACAAAAAGATCTCATCTCACATACAATTTTATTTGGTGTGAACATTCTACCAAATGATGACATGGCAAACGCATACCTCATCTTAATGCGCTGTTCCATTTCCGTCATATTTGTCACTTTCATAATAGATATTTTCACCTTTTCTGTACCCGAAATAAATGGTGGCACATATGAATGGTAGTGATCCGAAAAGTAGGACATGTGCTAAAGTCATGTAATATTGCCTGGTGATAAAGATTGGAAAATTTTAGAACAAGCATCAATAGCATAATGTGCTCCATATACTCCAGAGAAGATATAAGATATACCTAACTTAGAGCAATACTTCTCCAGTTCCTGACATTTTGTTATGTCACTGGTACTATAGTCAATAATAATATCGCCCTCCTCAAGTAAAGGTAGTAACTCATCAAGTGTATCTTCTGCCTTTTGCTCTGGAAGTGTAATCTGGAAAATACCAGGAATTCTACCCGCACTAGTAAATTGCTTACAGTCAGATTTAACTGCTTGGACAAGATACTCTAATGAGGTTACACATCCACTAATGTATCCTGCTTCATATTGTCCGCAGGCATTTTCGTAGTTGGTACTACTGTAACCCCAGACTTCAATTCCTTTTTCAATCATACGGCGGGACATACCTTCACCAGTACGACCTAAACCAATCATTCCAACTTTCATTTTAGTTTCCTCTATACTTTAACGGCCAAGTGATGTGCAACCCATAGCAAAGTAGGGATATAAACCCAAAAACAAATAGTGTGCTCATAAAATTTTTCCAGGAACGTAATCATCAAGACTGTTTAAGATTTCATCTAATATTTTTCCATATGCGTTAAACTGTTTGTCCCCAGCAATAAAGGATCTTTGACGACGCCATACTGCTTCTGCCAGCATCTTTTTCTCATCTTCCGTTAGGTTTTCATATTTCATTTAATAGTCCTCGACTTTAATTATTGAATTCTAGAGTTTTTAAGACCAGTAAATTAATTTACATGGACAGTTCCAACCATGCCTGCCCCTTGATGTGGACCGCAGAAGAAATTATAATCTCCTGCATCGGCAAATAAAATATCTTGTGACTCTCCAGGAGAAAACATTAAAGATTCTCTAGAAAGATCTGGACGTGACTCAACAATAATATTGTGAGGAGGGAGCATACTATTCACAAAGTGAACAGTTTCTCCTGCACTTATTGTAATGTCCGATGGCTCAAAAATCAAGTTCCCACCAGATCCCATTGTAACATCAACTGCCCATGCTGGAGCAGCAAAAAGTACTGTAGCAAGAATAGCAAAAAAGAACCTCATATTCCTTTATATGACTACACTATCTATACCGTTTCTGCGTGTTTATACTTATATTTTATCTTGATTTGTTGACTTAATCTTTTATTACATATATTAAAAAAGCACCTCATGAGGTGCTTAAAAATAAAGTATCACTTGGGTTCTATAGTAGATCTAACTGGAGGTTCTTCCTCTTCTTTTTTCTTTTTCGCTGGAGGAGATCCACCTGCTTTAGCAGGAGATAATCCAAAAGCAGCTAAAGATCCAGAAAAAACTGATGCAATAAAAGTTGGGTCAAAGTCAAGAATCTTTTGACCGTTTGGAAGCCTAACATATGAGAATGTTAGAAGAGAGGCAGACCAAATAAGTACTACGACTTTCACTAGATTACCAAGTACTTCACTTTTATCTTCATCTTGGTCCTTATCCTCTACTTTTGCTTTGGATTTATTTCCAAGCATATTATAGAAAACTAAGGCAACTCTATTTATCAATCTTTAATGTATCCAAAGTCTACAAGATACTTACGTGTCAAAGGAGTTGGTTCATATACTTCCCACATATTACCACCAGCACAGGCAGCAAGAGCATTCATAGTCATGTTCTCTGTTCTACCTGCCCACTGTGCTTCTGCTTCCCATGGCACAGCAGATTCTGGGTAAGTACGTTCTACCATCACACGCCAGATCATAGGAACTTCATCCTCTGGCATAATAATAGCAATCAAACTATTATCAATAGTGCCTGCCATACAATCTTGTGCAGCATGCCATCCTTCATGACGCATAACCATCATTAGTGTGGCAGGATCATTCATAAAATCTTTGTTTAGAAAGAAGTTATTGGAGACTGTATGATAAACGCCACGATGCATTGTTGGAAAATACTTCTCGTCAGCAAGAAATACATTCACACCAACTTGATTAAGTGAGTGTAAGATATTATGAAACTCACCAGTGACACCAGTGAATTCTTCAGTATTAGGATACTCGGAAGAGATATCAAGCATAGAGTATACTTTCTCTACACCATCAGTACATTCACCAAGGAGCATACATCCCATAGAATGCATAGTCTTATATTCATTTTCATTAATAGGTTCTGCCATTACTGGTGAAGCAAGACATGCTGCCAGCAGAGTCATAATAATTTTTTTCATAATTAGAAAGGAAGAGCGGATCCAGTTGTAGCAGCAGGCATACCTATAGCACCACCAGTAGCACCAGGGAGTTCTGGCATTGCTGCATCCAGCATTCCAGGAAGAGCACCTGAAATTGCTTCTGCTGCTGCAGCTGCAACTTGAGATTTGATGTTCTCAACAATAGATGTTCGGTTGAGATACACATATGTGCCTCCACCAACAATACCTGCAGTTCCTACAAATGATAGGACTGCTAAAACATTAATTACTTTTTGCATAATAAGCCTCGTAGTATTTTACAATTCCTGCAGTATGCAGATTTCCTTGAGAAACCCAGTCATGGGAACACTCATAAATGGATTGGCTTGAATATTTGGGAACTACTCCATCCATTTGACCACCAAACTTTGATAATAAGATTTTAAGTGCTTGCTCTCGCACTCTCATTTTATCATCACTGTAACGCCAATCACCTAAAGACATTTTCCGAACCACCTTGAAAATTTTCTGAACCACCAATAGGATTTAGTTGAGTAGTAGTTTTGCCACTTTTAACAGAAATATCGTACATCAATTGATGCATATTTTTTTGTTCTTTTTTAATAGTTGTAACGTTATTACTTTCACTAATTTTAATAGAGGTCTCTCTTTCCATATAGTCACGCCTACTATCTGAAATTATAGGTTTACTAAACCAAGGATCATCTGGCAATATAGCAGGAGCAGGATGTCCTACAAATGAACCATATCCTTGTGTCAAATATCCAGGACCACACTCAAATACTGGTGCTTCAAGATTAGTTTCAGCAATTTTTTTATTTTTTAGGAAATTTTTAAATAAATGCAACATTATACCAATATCAACTTCTCAGTATAATCCCAAGCATATACCTCACGATTACCTTTGATTCCCCATCCTAACCAGTAGTAAGCAGGTCTCATGTAATAAGATACGGTTTGGCCACCACCTTCAAACTCAGGCAAGACACGTTGGAAGATTGGTTCATTAATCATCCAGCGAACTTGACCTGAAAGTGATGATGGATCACAAGCAAACTTATTACAGAAGGTTCCAAGACCCCTGTAGCGGTGAGCAGAAGTCCATTGAATCAACCCATAACCACCACTCAAGCAGTTCGCATATGAAACAATAGCGCCACCCTCACAGATGTTAGGGATAAACTTACTCTCTTGCTTGATGTTTCCCATCAGCGTAGCGAGAGCATTCTTATCAGTAATCTTGGTGTGCTCCTGAAGTTCTTTCAGAACGTATTGCTCTTCAACAGAGCAAGTAGGACACTGCCATGAAGGATCTGGTTCTACTACTGTCTCAGCAACTCCCTCAGGAAGTGGTGGTGCCTCTGGAAGAGTCATCATGAAGGGTGCTGTTAGAGCAGCAGTTAGTGCTAGTGTTGGAAGAATCATATGTTTCATATTGACAGAGATACTGTACCATACAAAAAAAGAGGTGTCAAGCACCTCTTAATATATATTTTACCAAATTCCTGGAATGATTTGTCCCGTCAAAGCGTAAGCTCCAATTGCAGCAATGACTCCGAGCATTGCTGCCCAACCGTTGATGCGTTCTGCGTTTTCGTTCATCGATCTTGCTCCTGAGTTTTGTTGTAAATAATGACTCTGCCATTTTCATGTGTGAATACTAGTTCATCATCATGGCCCCAACAGAGTTCTTCGTAAAGGGCATTTAATCTCTCCATGTCTTCATAGAGTTGATTGTCATTGGACATCAATAAAGACTCTCTTCCTGTTCAGTCAAGACTACACAATCGCTAGTAGGATAAGAGACACAAGTGAGCAAGAAACCTGCTTCGATTTGGTCATCATCCAAGAACGATTGATCGCTTTGATCGACAGAGCCACTCTCAAGTTTACCAGCACAAGATGAACAAGCACCAGCACGACAAGAGTAGTTATATCAACACCTGCTTCTTCAGCAGCGTCAAGGATATACTGATCATCAGCACATTCAAACGTAGTAGTGGTGCCGTCAGGTGCTTTAGTTGTGATAGTGTGTGTCATCTATTCTATGTAGAATCAATTGTAATTATATAGAAGTTTTGATACCATGTCAAGCATCAAGTGTCAAGTTCAAGATAAAATTTAGTTTGGTCTGTTGGCAACTTTGGTGATGGATCGTAGATAGATGAGTCACCATAAGTTTTGTGGTCTTTGTATCCAACCATACGACCTTTCGTATTTTGGATCGCTCCCATCATAGCAATGATAAGGAAGATTGCAGGTG